CATTCAGTGACTATAACTTTCAAGGTTCTGGTATGTCCGTTCTGATGGATCTATTGGCTTATAACACCTACTATAATGCTTACTATCTCAATATGGTTGCCAACGAAGCATTTCTTGATACCGCACAAGATCGTAAGAATATCCTTTCACATGCAAAGTTGATTAACTACGTTCCAGATTCCGCACAAGGTGCTAAATCTTTAATTAATATCAAGGTTACACCTAATCAAAATGAAAATCAAACTATCAATTATATCATTCTAAACCAATATACAAGATTGATTGGTTCTGACATTAATGGTATCAACTATCCATTTGCTACAGTTAATGCCAATACCGCAACTAAAGTCAACAGTTCATTCACCTTTGCTAATGTAGTGATTAAGCAAGGTGAGGTGATGACCCACCAATATGCGGTTAATTCCAATAACACCACAGGTCGTTACCAGATTCCTTCTGCTAACGTTGATACTTCCACATTGGTCGTTACAGTTCAGGAATCACCATCAAATACACATACCGTTCAGTATTTCCAGGCACAAGACCTTACGGAGATACAGGCTAATTCTACCATCTATTTCTTAGAAGAAGACCAGAACCTAAACTATACAATATACTTTGGTGATGGTGTTCTAGGCCAACCTCCTGCAAATGGTAACATTATACAAGTTACTTACCTAGATACAGTTGGTGCCATTGCCAATGGTATTCAGAAGTTTATTTTTACCGATGCAGTTGCCGGATTGTTTAAGAATAATGTTCAGATAACTACCGCGCTTGGTTCATATGGTGGTACTGATAAAGAAGATATAGAGGCAGTTCGCTTCCGTGCGCCTTATTATTACACCGCTCAAAATCGTTGTGTGACAGTAAACGATTATGAATCCTTGGTTACTAAAGATTTTCCAGACATTCAGGCCGTTTCTGTTTGGGGCGGAGAAGAGAATATTCCACCAGTATATGGTAAAGTTTATCTATCGGTTAAAACTAGAGGTTATTATACTCTTACACAACTAGAAAAGCAAAACATTAAAGATTATTTGACCACTAACAGAAGTATGTTGACGGTAGTTCCTGAGATTATTGATCCGGAATATATCTTTATTCTAGTTGGAGGTGATGTTTATTATAATCCTACACTAACAACACAAACCTCTGCATATCTTGCGACTGAAGTATCGACTGCCATTTACAACTACGCAAACCAATATTTGTATAACTTTTCTTCAACATTCGTTTTGTCTAAATTACAGAGTTATATCGAAAATGCGGATCCTGCAATCACGGCATCTGATGTAACAATATATCTACAGAATAGATTAAAGTTATATCCTGGAACAACACTATCTTATACCGTAAACTTTAATACACCTATCAGAAAAGGTGATCAATATCAAAAACTTTATACCTATCCACAGGTTAAAACTCCAGATGCTTCAGGTACTCCACAAGCAATTTACTTTGAAGAAGTTCCGCAATCATACACCGGTATTGGTTCGATAAGTATTGTTAACCCTGGTTATAACTATAGTGTTAGCCCAACAATAACTATCACCGGTGACGGTACAGGTGCTACCGCAACCGCATTGGTTGTTAATGGCAGAATAGCATCTGTATCTTTAACAAATCCTGGTATTAACTATACCGTTGCATATGTCAATATTACTGATATATCTGGTGTTGAGGCATCTCTTAAAGTAACTTTGGCATCCAATAGTGGTACTCTAAGATCATATTATTATTCAACAAACGGTCAAAAAGTTTTTGTTAATGATAATGCAGGAACTATTGATTATCTAAATGGTATTGTTACACTTACTGCACTAGATGTATTATCAGTTAATCTCAATCCATACTATGATGAAAATGTTTTAACTGTAAACGTGGTTCCAGAACTAACAGTTATACCACCACTAAGAAATAGATTGTTGGCTATTGATACCAACAACTCACAGACAGTCCAATTAAATATGGTACCACAAGTATAATGGTCGACTCCTCAAATAATAAAACATCTTATCTAGTCAGTTCACAACTTCCTGAGTTCGTTCGTAGGGATCATCCTCTATTTGTTCAGTTCTTGGAAAGTTATTATAAGTTTCTAGAACAAGGTGATAATCTGATGTACCTCACCAAGAGGTTTCCAGATTTCTATGATATTGATACATTAAATCAAAGAATTGCTGATCTTACCGTTCCTGTAACCACTGATATGGATGTTATCTCTATTGATAGCGAAGATATAACAGTAGATCAAACGGTAGAAAAAATACCACCTTATTATGAACCTTTATACAATCAGTTTTTTACTAACTTCGCCAAGTTTATTCCATCCAATATGCTGGCAGATCCAGTAACAGTTCTTAAACATTCTAAGGACTTTTATCGTTCTAGAGGTTCTGAAAAGTCTATTAGGTTCTTGGCCAGAGTTCTTTTTAATAAAGAAGCAACTGTTTATTATCCACAGACCAATATTTTAAAACCTTCTGATGGTAACTGGTTTATCCAAAAATCTATTAACATTCAGAATGTTACTGTTGATAACGTTGCGAATAGTATTGCCTTTTCTAGGTTTGTTAATACAACAATAACCGGTGCCACATCCAATTCATCTTGCACCGTAGAAAACGTTAATCCATATTATCAAAATGGTATCCTAGTAACCGAATTGATTGTATCGGATGTTGTCAAAGATTTTTATGATGGTGAAACCATTACAACCACTATCGAAGATCAAGGTGTTTATAAAACTCTTGCTGCGAGTATTTTCTCAGGTATTATCACCAGCACAACAGTAACATCTCCCGGTTCTGGATACGTTGAAGGTGCTTCAGTTCCTATTATATCAACTGACCAAAATGGATATGTTGTTTCCAATGGTAACCTTCAGTTCGGATTCGGTGGTCAGGTTGTTATTGGTAAAGTTACCAAAAGTCACTTAGAAGGCAAAATCAAAAAGGTTAATGTTCTAGCACCTGGTGCTGGTTATATTGCAAATACACCTTTGCTGTTCACAGGCGGCGGTGGTGCTAATGCTGCTGGTAATGTTTTCTCTGTTCAAGATACATATGTTTATCATCCAGCATATTATAATATTGTTGGTAGTACCATTCAAGATGTTGCTGGATATCCGATAGTAAATGCTGTTGGTGATTACGTTGAGACGCAGGCATATTCTAATCTAGCAACTCAATGGTCAAACACATCAAATCTTGATATTAGTACCGCTATTGGAACTACAATAACCACACTATGGTTAAGTAAAAATTTAGCAAACTCAAATGTTTATTTTGAGACAGGTGATGTTCTTTCATTCCCAGGTACATCATATGCTAACCAGACAATCACTTTAAGTAATAAACAATATTGGCAAATAACAACAACACCAGGATTACCTGGAAGTTTAGCAAACGTTTCTTTCGTAGTCAATAAAAAGCCTAATGTTAATACAATATTAGCAAACTCTATGAACTATTGGACCTATGGACCTTGTGGACCTATTATTGCTTGCGCTATCGTTAATCCTGGTTCCGGATATGTATCGATTCCATCGGTTTCTGTATTGTCAAATACGGTTGTTCGTTCTTTGGGTATGTTAGGAAGAATGGACATTATTGATGGCGGACAAGGTTATGCTAACGGCGACATAATAACATTTGATAATCCATACGGAACCTATGGTTATGGTGCTAATGCACAAGTTTCTGTTGTTGATTCCAACGGTACAATAGTTCAAGTAAACTTCTTCCCTATTGCAGGAACACCTCCTGGTGGTTTAGGTTATCGAGAAGATGCTCTACCAACCGCCAATATTCATACGGTACATGGTAACGGTGCTATCATTCAGGTTTCGGCATGTATTGCCGACGGTGCTTCACTAAACGCACAGTCAAACGTTATTGGTTCTATTGCATCACTAAAGATTATTTCTGGTGGTCTTGGTTACCAAGCACAACCAATATTGGATTTATCAACACAAGGTGACGGAACGGCACAGGCTTACGCAAATATTGTCACAGGTATTTACACCTATCCTGGTCGTTATCTTGACCAAGCAGGTCAGCCAAGTTCTCCATACAAGTTACAGGATAGAGACTATTACCAAAAC